CTAATTAGCTCTCGGCCTGCCTCTTTTTACTTTTGTGGTGAGTATATCGTGTGCAAGACGTGGATGGTATAAAGCCTTGCCTTGTGTGCCCTGGTTGATCGATATAAGCTTGTCCCTGATGGTTGTCACAGATAAGTTGTATTTTTGAGCCAGGTACGAAGCCGAAACCAGCTCCACTTCGACTTCTTTTAACTCCTTCACTATTGCACCGCCGATTTGCTGACCTAGCGTGATTTGCGGAGGTCGTTCAGCTTCAACAATGATGGTATAGCGAGCCATTTAAGTCACCTCCTTTACCTTAGCTTGACTTAACTTCTCCATGTGGCCTCCTTAAATTTTGCATTAGTCAGCAGTGCTTCAATTTCAAACAGGCCCACATTGGTAAAGATATGATCCATCTTGCAGCCAAAGACGGTCAGGGTGCGGGTGATAGATGAGTATGTGTATTTCATGCTAGTTCAACTCCCTTGATGGCTTCAAACGGTTGCTTACGTGCTGCATCCTGATTTTTAAGTATGCGTACGCTCACGTGAGTAATCAGTTCATTCTTGGCCTTGACAGCTTCTTTGGCCTCCAGACCAGTCGCAGCTTCTATACGACCAGTGAGCTTTTTAGGGCTATGAGGGACAGTCGCTTCATAAGACCAGATATAAGTCTTCATGCGCTCCAGCCCTCCATATCCTTTTTTGCTTTGCATGACTTAATAATCAGTTGCTCATAGCGTGTACCTTTAAAGGACTTGTAAATTGCGGCCAGTTCCTTCTCATGTTGGGCATGCTGTATCTGTTGCAGGGCATCTTGAAACGCGGCAGGTGTAGGTTCCTCAGATTGCTGTTGAACCTGCTGCTGTTTCTGAGGCTGGGGTGCCTGTTGCGGTTTCTGTGGGGCTGACCGGTTTTGCTGCTTGCTGGCCTGATGATTGATCTGCTGATGGTATTCGTCAGAGTCATAGTCCTTGGTGTCATCTATCAGGAACAGGCCGTTCAGTGCATATTTACGTGCATAGGAACTCGATGCGCCAAAGGTCTGTGCAACGTCCATACCTTTCTTATTGACCTCAACACCGGCATGCGCTGTGACGACAGTTTCCTTACCTTCTGCATCTGTAAAAATAGCTTTGGCAGTCACGACGACGACGGGGCCAATCTCCTGTACTTCATCCGATAACACCAGACTGGAGTTAAACTTTTGAAGCAGGGGTTTGACTGCTTCAAGAATATCTTCACAGTTACGGTAGTTATAATTACCAAAAGTATTACGCTTGCTTTTCGGTGCTTTCAGCTCAAGCTGGATCTGTTGTAATGCATTCATGTCTTGAACTCCTTATCTCGATCCAACCCAGCCCATACGACGCTTATATGCTTTGCGGTCATATGAAGGAATATGTGATTTTTGCAGACCAATCGCTAAAGCCTTGCGGCGCTGGAATGCGCGTTCACGTTCGAAGTTTTTACGAATCCAGGGTTTGGCCACATGCTCTTCAAGAGTGACTTTTACTAGCTCACCGGTTTGACGGTCTTCAGCAAAAATATCTTTGCCTTGTTCAACGTAGACGGTATTGCCAAGACGCATAGTCATGTGACCTTGCTCAAAGCCGCCCAGGTATTCAGAAAATGTTTGAGTAGAAGTTGTCATTAGCGAGTCTCCACAACTTGAACTAAAGCAGGATCAGTTTTAGAGAACTTCGCGTTATAGGCATGGGCTTGGACTGCCTGAGTTTCAGCTTCATTCGCACAGCTACGCAGCATGCACACCAGTGCAAAGACTGAACTGGCAATGAGTAAAATGGCGCAGATGTTAGAGAAGACCGAACCGGGCTTGCTTTGCATTTCTTCAGCCGTCGGTTCTTGAAAAAGAATCTGGGTGGTTTGACTCTTTGGGTGATGTTGTTTCATAATCATTTTGACCTCGTTGGTTCTTAAAGCCCTGATTGCCGTCCAAAGTTCTCAGGGCTTTTTGTTATTTGATAAACATATATTAACTTTAGTTAGTAAATTGGTCAATATATTATTTTACTTAAGTTAGTAAAAAGTTAATTTTATGTTTTAATAGACAAAAGAAAACCCATCACAAGGATGGGTTAAATAGTCTGAAGAGAACTTTAATCAGAACACTTACGATGAGATTTTCATCAGGATCAGACCAGAAACAATCAGCACCGCCGCGAGCATTCTGATCGCCGTAACAGGTTCACCTAATATAAAAATACCCACGGCAAATGAACCAATCGCACCAATACCTGTCCAGATGGTGTAAGCCGTACCTAGGGGAAGTGTTCTCATGGCATACGCAAGCAAGCCAAAACTGAGAACCATAAAGAAAAGGGTAATGATGCTCGGGGTGAGTCTGGTAAAGCCTTCTGACAGCTTCATTGAATACGCCCAGACAATCTCAAAAACACCCGCAAGAATTAGAACAACCCATGCCATAATCGCTACCTCTAAATAGTGATCAGGTCGTCCCGACGGGGTTTAAACTGGTGCAGTTCAGATAAAAATGCACCAGTAGAGGTCGTCCTCATTTTCTTTAATATATATGAATAGACTTTAAAGTAAAACTGACAAAAAGGCAGAGAGAAGAGTTATTGTTGAATTACTAAACCAATAAAAGCTGACTCATTAAGCCTGATCTTACTCTTTGCATATCACTTTATCCTTCTGAACATAATAGTCTAGAGCAATCTTCATATCCTGAAGGAGTTGAGGCTCAGTATATTCACTTGGTGAGAGCTTTAATAAAGCTGGCATATACTCATTTTTATAAACAGCAGAGTAGTCTTTACAGATGATCTGGACGCGCCGTTCCTGTGAAGTCTCTGGGTCATCAAGCTGGTCCAGAAAGTCTGAGATTTTCTGGTCTGCCTGCTCAAACTGTACTGTTACGGCTGGGTCATTTGAAGGCTCAGCAGTGGCAGCTTGCTCTGGCTGTTTTTGGCAACCAGTAATGGTTAAAGTGAAAAGAAAGATAAGGGTTACTTTTAATTTCATCTTATAACAACTTTAAAATATAAATTCAGTACATAAAAATTTAAAAAAAGTCAAAAAAAAGCCTGTCAAGATTACTTTTAAACAATAAATTAAGTATGATAGAAGTGTTAAAAATGTTGTTGAAATTTTTTTGAGCTTCTGTTATGGAATTGGAATATAAGTCTTTATCTAAAATCTTTAATAGCAATGTACTATCAAACATTGCTGAAGGAGATTTGTCTTATATTCATAAGATTATTAATAAATTTTTCTCTGATAATGCTGCTCTCTCTTTAAAAGAGCTCTATGAGAAAGTATATCAAATTCTTCTTGAAAACTATCCTAATGAATATATTTATAAAAATTTAATTGCCAATAAAATTTTATTAGGACGGCATTCTTTAAATACTGCAACTATGCTTTCTGAGTTCAGGGTAGGTACAAATAAAGCAGATTGTATAATTTTGAATGGTAAATCTACTTGTTATGAAATTAAAACAGATTATGACTCACTAACTCGCTTAGATGATCAAATCAATACATATACTCAAATTTTTGATAGTGTATATGTGGTATGTAGTCAAAAGCATGTTAAGAATGTATTAAAAAATACTCCTTCTTCAGTTGGAGTAATATTTTTATCAGAAAAAATGACTTTTCAAGAAATAAGAAAATCTGACTATTTTTTTGAAAAAAATAAAAAATTGCTGATAAAATCTCTACGTAAAAATGAATATTTAAAACTAATAGAGCAATTAACAGGAGAGGTTTTAATAGCACCAAATACACAAATATTTGATCTGTGTTTAAAAAAATTAGAATTATATAATGATGACAAAAGGTTAAACTACTTATTTATTGAAACTTTAAAAAAATCAAGAAAAAATAATGAGCACTTTATTAGTAATATGCCTAGTTCACTAGTTAATGCTATTATAAGTTATAAATTTAATAAAGTTCAAATTCACTCATTAATAGATAGTTTTGCTACTGAGGAAAAAATAAATGTACTACCCAATCTTACGAGGCAAACTTAATGAGTTATTAGCATTAAGAGAGTTAGCAAATCTTTCTGTTGATAAAAAATTTTGTCCCGTTATTGAACCTGTCCGTAGTTCTTTAACTCCACTTTTTAGAACAATTGAAGAGCTAAATAATAAAGGTATCATTCCTTTAATTTTTTTTAATCCAACAGTGGGGGATTTAGAGGGTTGTAGTTCTCATATAATAAGTGAGTTTAAAAAATTAACTAACTTACGTTATCTACCTATATTTGCAGTGAGAGACAGTGTTGATGATATTAAAAATTTATTAGAACAATTTACACAATATGCTTTATTTCTAATTGAAGGCTTAAGTAGTAGTATTATAGAAGCTTCAACTAGAGCTAATTTAACATTTATAAGTTCTACAACTGCTCCTAATCTGATTAAAAAATTAAATAATGTCATTCTATATGACGATTTCTTTAAAAAACAAAAAAGAAACGCTGATTACCCAGTAGAGTCCCCTTTTTCATCACTACATACTTACTATAATGAGTTTAGAAATGTAAAGGGATTTGGTGATTACACAATTTTGAGTGAAGAATATAGTGAATCTGGTGGACCAGCATATGTTGTTACTATCCATGTTACTTATATTAATTCTGAAAAATTTGATGAAGCATTTATTCGTCATTATTCATCTGATAGTGATAATGATACTCCAGCCAACCCAGGCAAAAAATTTATAGAGGCGCTAGAAAAATTCATACTAGAAAAAAATACTCAAAAAATTAAATTTTTAGATACTTCAGCTAGCACAGGATTTCAGGAAATATATGAGGCAAAGCATTTTCCTGGATTGGGTCAAGTAAAGAAAATTTCAATAATGCATCATATTGAAACCATCAACGATTATCTAATTAATAATATAAATATTTGATAGAAAAAAATGAACTCAATAAGATTTTGTTGTCCACATTGCTTTACTGAAAAAAATATAGCTCAATTTATTTTAAAACAAGGTGATTATAGGACTATTTGTTCCTATTGTGAAACAGAGAATGTACAGACTGTTGATCCTAAACTTATTTTTCAATTTGTAGAAAAGTTTGTTTATGGTTTAAAAGAGGATAGCTCTGGAAAAACTTTATTTAATGTACTTAATGAAGACTTTTGTTTTTTTGAGGATAGAGTAGTTGATAAAAGCAGCTTACTAGTAAGTATTCTTGAAGGGAATTCTGATATTCTTAAAAAGAACTATTTAGTACCAGACTTAGAATCAATAAAAAATAGTTGGGTTGAGTTTTGTCAAGAAATCACTACTAAAAATAGATTTTTCCCCCAAACTGCACTCTATAAAAATATTTTTACCAATACAAAGCAAGGGGATGGAGAACAGATAAATACGTTTATATTATTAGTAGAGTCACTGAGCAAATCTTATGCTACAGAAAGATGTTTTTATAGAGCTCGTGTTCATGAAGACAAATTATTAATTGAAGAAATGCGTGCACCGCCCTCTATTGCTGTGACTCCCGGTAGAGCGAATCCTATTGGAATTTCTTATTTATATTTAGCAGAAAATGAAAAAACATGTATTGCTGAGGTACGTCCAAGTAATGGAAGCTTAGTTAGCGTTGCTACTTTTAATCTGAGGAATGTTCTAAATATTTTAGATTTAACAAATCCTCGAAAAAAAGCATCCTTTCTTTTGCAAGAAAGTGAAAATTTAGAAGACAGCTTATTTCATATTCATCTATTAGAAATATTTGCAGAAGAACTTTCTAAACCTGTTCTACCTAATAGAAGCCATTTAGATTACATTCCAACTCAATTTATTTGTGAATTTTTTAAAACAGTTTGTGGGTTCGATGGTTTAGTATTCAATAGCTCTTTTGGAAATGGAAAAAATATAGTTTTATTTGATCAAGAATTAGTTAAAGGCCAATCAATGAAATATTTTCGAATCTCAAGTATTGATCATAATTATAATTTGGACTAAATATTTTGAATCTATCATTTAATTATAATAAATTTTAGAAAAACCTTATGCATTTAAAATAATTTTATAGATTTTAATGTCTCTTATTAAATTATCTTTGCTATAAAAAAATAAAAACTAGAAAAGAGAGTATTTTTTCCCTTTTATCTAACTTTAATATAAATAACATTTTTTAGTATCTAATTTATTACCATCTCTCTAAGGATGAGATTTGCCATACCCACCCGATTACCTCAAATTCTTGTTCTTTTCTTTCCTCAGCAGTTAATAAAACCTCTGGGTACTCCGCAGTATTGTCTGAAACAATCCTGACTCCACCCATCGGCAGGTTATAAAGCCGTTTGGCTACAAACAGCCCACCATGACAGATCGCAAAGATCTTGCCGTCTTTAATTGTTTTACGCCCCAAATCCAGATAGATCGTATCACCATCTTTAATAGTTGGTTTCATCGAGTCGCCACTTGCACCAGTAGCCACCGCATTCTCTTTTTCAATTCCCAAGTCACGCAAGGTAGCTTTAGAAATACGTAATGCCTGTGACTGGGCTTTAAGTGCTTCACCAACAGAACCAGAACCACAGTCAAAACTAAAATTCTGAAAAAAAGGAATTTCTATTTCATCTTCTTCAATAGGCGTGGTCTTGTCCCATTCAGAGAGAGGCTGTAAATCCTGACTCTCTAAAACTGTTAAGTTCTTACCAGTTAAAAGCCATTCGTCACTAACTTCTAATAACTTAGCAATAGCTTTTAGATTCTCAGCCTTTGGTATGTTTTCACCTCTAAGCCATTTAGTTACAGCAGCAGTAGACTTGCCAGTAGCTCTCGCAATATCAGCTTGTTTTAGATTCTTTTCTTTTAGCTTTTGCTGAATTCTTTCATGCAGAAACATGGCTTAAATCCATAAAAAATACTAACTAATGTTAATACAGGTTATTGAAACTTTGGTTAGCACATGCTAACTTTGATTAATAATTTTTATTAACTTAGGTTAGCAAAATGAAAGCCAGAGATTTGATGGATTACTACAAGTGTAAAACTCGACGTGATCTCGCTAGAAAAATTGGTTTTTCTGAAGTGACTTTATGGAAATGGGAAACCAATGGTATTCCGCCACGTACACAAGCAACTTTTGAAGTAATGACCAATGGTGAATTAAAAGCTGATCTTCGAGCTTTAACCGCCTAGTCATTCTTGTTCTATAGGCCATCAAAGTAAACGTGAATAAAAACAAGGCTTCACATATGGAAACTCAATTCAGTAAAAGTGCCCAGGCTGCACTCTACAAAATGATTCACCAGACAGCAGGCATTGACCCGAAACAGATTGCAGAAATCATTGGTGACTCACACAAAACCGTTCTGAATTACGGCAATCCAAATATGGACTATTTGCCTAGCCTTAAGAAATTTGAAGCTTTACTGGACTACACCAAAAACCCGGCAGTACTCCAAGTGTGGGCGCATAGCTTAAATCTGGCTTTGGTTCCGGCAGGTTGTGATGGCGATAAACATCGTGAGCTTTCTATTTTTGAAGCCATGATGCAGCACAATATTTGCAGTGGTCAGGTCAATCAGAAAGTTTATGAGGCGTATGAAGATGGAGTGGTGACACCTGATGAATATCAAGATATTCACGAAATTGCTCAAAGGATAATTGATTTCATCACTGCGGTTGATCAGGCAGCGCATAAGCAAATGAAGAAATATATAGCTGCTGCACAAAATGAAAAAGCCTGACGTTCGAGGTCAGGCTTTTCCTGTTCAAACAGGCTGGAATGAACATAGATAAAGTTATCAAACCTATTTTTTAGATACAAGTTAATTTTTATTAATTCAATAAAAAACCACTTTCCGAGTGCTAGGAAAGTGGCCTGTTATTCAATTCTGAGGAAAAGAATATGAATACTAATTTAACAGAACATGTCCTTAAAGGCAAATTAGAGCTTAAAGCAGTGCAAGGCGATTTCATTACAGGTGACGTGGTGGTGTTTGCAAGCCGCATTGCGATGGACGGGCTACAAATCGTCAAAGCCCAACAGGCCAGCCATTACTACCGGCTGGAAGGTGAGCAGATTGTGCATGAGCAGGATATACGTCCGGCCACACTCGCTGAACTTAAAGCCAAGCGCCGCTTGGCTGAACCGGTAGCATTATTTGTTACGGAGGCGCCATGAACCATCAGTTTGATGCATTGCCTGAATATAAGCAGCTCCAGCAGGTGCAATCTTTCTATGAGCCGGCGCTACGCATATTAAACGAGCTGATCGAGCGCAATAAAGCCAACCTGCGTAAACGCGGCTATAACGAGGCCAATGCTGCACTGGCCCGGGACGAGTTCAGAGCGCAGATGTCCCGCCGTTTCAGAATCACGATGTACCTGTCGGCCCAGATCGAAAGCAGTCTGATGAGTGCCGGCAAAGTTAAATATTTCGGTGGATATATCCAGCCTGCTGATGCGGCTGGCCACCCTGAGGAAAAGGTGAAGCCATGAGCTTAGATGCAACCAACTGGGCCTGGAGAGTCGGACTGACCGAGAAAAAAGGCGGTAGTCGCATACCGCTGAAACGGCTCATCCTGCTCTCGCTGGCAGACCGTGCCGGTGAAGACCATTGCTGTTACCCCAGCATGCAGCGTCTTGAAAAAGACACCGGTCTTGAACGCAAGACTGTACTCAAGATTATTGCCGAGCTGCTAGAAGACCGGCTGATTGTCGATACCGGTGAGCGCAAGGGCAGTACCAGACGAGTAAAAGTCTATCGGTTAAATGGAGTCAATGGACGCGAAACCATGCCGAAAACGGCACCATTACAGGAAAAAAATTTATCTGAAATGGTACCGGAAACGGAACAGTCCCAAAAACGGAATCATTCCGTTAACGGCATGTTGAATAGTGCCAATAACGGGACTTTGAATAGTGCCGTTAACGGGACACAGAATCTCCCAATGAATCTTTCAGAAGAATCTAAAAATAAAAAAGACTGGCTTTGCTTTAAAAAACTTCGTGAAGAAATTTTTCTGGCCGATGACAGCATCGATTTTGACACCCTTATGAACTCGAAATGGTCTGAGCGGGAAAAGCGGGCCTTTGAAACCTACAACGTGGGCAAGAGCATGAGCTGTGATCTGATGATCTATCACTTTGCTGACTGGCTGATTAACGCCTACCGAACCAAGTATTCAAATCCGCAGCAAGCTGCATCTGTTAAACCGGCAGGCGCGGGGAGCCAGTCGAATCGGCTTTCTGAAAAACAGATCCACACCTTTGCCCAGAAGCTCTCACAGCATCCCGAATTCTCAGGGCGTTTTAGCGAACCCGGTGAGTCATACGAAAAACTGGCCGCACGCATCGCCGTGAAACTGGCTGATCCGGTACAGGCGAAGAAATGGGAGCCTTACCTGAAACAGGTCGGATTCAAGGGTTCACTGGCAGCAGGCGCGTAATGACCAGTATGTCTCTGGCTGAATACCACAAGCTCTATGGCACTAAAAAACGTGCCAAAGCCAAACGGCAGAGCAAGGTGAAAGGGGAGAAGGCTGTAAGTGAGGGGGAAGCAAAGCTGGCCAGCGATCTTAAAGCGCTCAAGATTGGCTTCGTACAGGAGTTTTACTTTCATCCTAAACGACAATGGCGAGCAGACTTTCATATTACAGGAACAAAGATTTTAGTCGAGATTGAGGGCGGGATCTGGACAGGTGGCAGGCATACACGGGGTAAAGGGTTTATTCACGATATGGAAAAGTATAATGCGGCTACAGTGCTGGGTTATCAGGTTTTACGGTTTAGTACAGAGCAAGTGAAAAGCGGTTTGGCGGTTCGGCAGATTGAAAGGTTATTAGGGGGCTTTAAGTGATGAATGCAGCGGTGACAATTATGCAAATAACGGATTGGGCGCGTTTTAGTACTGAGGACTGGTTCCGTCAATTTGGTGCCTGGATGAATGGCAATACTGAAGTTAAGCGGCTGGTCTACAAGTCATTGCCCACGCGTAAATTGAATCAAAAGCAACGTGAACAGCTTATTGCAAAATACATGAATGATGAAAGCTTTAGAGAACCAGTTGTACGCCGTGGAGTGACCTGTCAAATAAGCGATAATGAGGCAAGAGCATTTCAACGAATAATTTTAGATATACGGCAGATTGAGAGTGAACCATTACAAGAGTGGATGGATGTAGTTTGGGCACGCTTTGTTATGAATGAGTCAGTAAGAGAAATTGCTACCAATAGAGAAACGTCAATTATCCAGATCCAACAAGATACCAAGTGTGGATTAGCCTTTATCTCTGGCCGCTACCCTAATCTTATTTCTGGTTTACTCAAAAAGTAGTGCTTGCTTGTATATACGGGTTATGGCATATTTGTGATAACTTGGCGAATTTGTATATAATCGCCATTAAATAAAGCTCGCATTTGCGGGCTTTTTTAATATTAAAAAAACTTAACATTCGGGTATTACAAAAGATACTTTCAACACCTGTAAGTAGGCTAAATTAGAAAGAGCTTTATATGCTTTCGAAACAAGCAGATGTTCCTTATCAAGGCTCGCTCCTAATCAATAAAGTCTAAGAGAGGTTCTTATGTCAGCCCAGTCAACCTATTACATCGGTGGAATGTATAATGGCCAGTTGGTAGAACCATCACATTTAGGTTCAGAAGAGATCCTCAAATTTATTGAAGAGTTTACGGCGCAGGATAAAGAGACCCTGTTGTATAAAAGAGTTCAAATCAACAAGGATGGTACGATTAAATCTTTCTACTTGCTGGAAGGCGTAGAGCCTTCTGATTATAAAGAATTGATCTTTAATATCTGGTCAGATGTGCCGGTAGATGTATATAGCATCTAAAAGCAGTGTAAATGGACTGAACATTGAAAACTATTATCAAAAATTATCAGCGCCTTGCTCAAGAAACCTATGTGAAGGTATATAGAGAATACGGGTTTAGTACTAATGGTTTAAAGGACTTAAATCTTTTACTCACCGAGTTGGAATTTAAAACTAAAAGTAAAGAAATTAAGATTCCTCTTACTCGAAGCTATTTAAAAACGTTAAAACCTATAGAAAGATGGGGTATAGAAGCACGGATAGATTTCAGTGTAATACCTGATCGGGAGCTTACCCAAAGTTTTATTAATTGGTATGTAAATCTGATTGAGGCTATATTTAGCCAGAAAGAAAAAACCTTTCCTCTAGCGGATGAAAAAGAGGAAGGCTATCAAGATATTGTGAACTACTTTAAAAGAAAGAACTCTTCAGTAAAAGCTAGATCTGATAACTTTTATAAAAAAGTGCATAAGAGAACACAACAGCTAAAAGCAGATTGATGATTCACTATTTACTAAATACCCACCGTGAAGTTCCAAAATATGAAAAAATTTATTGCTTCAGGACTTTTGCTGACAGTTCTTTGTGCATGTTCAAATTACCAGTCAGATATTGATCACGTATCTGAACAAAAAACAGATAAACAAGCAGAAGATACACTCCATGAGTGTTTGCCACTTCGGGCCAAAGAGCTTGTAGGACGAACTGATTTAAGTGAGCAGGAAATCAAGAAGATGACTAATTCAGAGATACTTCGCTATGCCAAGTTAGGTGAGGTTGTTACAGAAGATTATCGTCCAAACCGTATTACAATAATCATAGGTTCAAATACTAAAAAGATTATTGATGCTTCATGTGGTTAAATAATTCTATAAGAGCTTTTAATATTACTTAACTTTTTGAATCATAAACTCTACTGTGTAAATGGGAATTATTTCTTATAGTAAATATTCTTCTTGGCATATTTTATATGTTGAAAGAACACTTGGTAACTTCCCCTTAATCCTGCTTCTCTCTCCAGTAAAGCAGGATTTTTTTATATATATAGAATCTCCTGAAGAAAAGAGATAATTTTTTTAAGCGTACTGGTTGAACATTATATTAGCTATTCATATTGAGATACTTAAAGAGAAATGCTATTAATGTCGCCTTAGTGGCTATATCTCTAAATTAGAAAGCTAGGCATATATCTACTACATAGACAGCTCGGAAAGACGGCAAGCTAAAAAGCTCACCTCAGGGTGGGCTTTTTTTATATCTAAAATATACGCCATGAGCTCAATCGGATAGAGCAGGGGTGTTCTATACCAAAGGTTGTAGGTTCGAGTCCTACATGGCGTTCCAGATTCTAATTAGATCGAATTCGGTCTAATTAAAAAAGTCCATATGTTTATAAAATCAAATTAAAACGACACGACAAGCCTAATATGTCGATGCTTCTAACATGATCTGGCTTTCGTGCCCTTAAAAAGACATTTACCCTGCTGAGGAACTCACATGACTGGTAATCGGTGGCATGCAACGCAAGACAATAATATGCGTCCAGATGTGGCTTTTAAGCCCTGTCCTTGGTGTGGGTCTAACTCGATTTGTGTTGATACGACGAAGGAAGAGGGAGAGCACTTGAGTACATGGTCAGCTCAGGCGAGTTGTCATGAGTGCGGCTCTATGTCGCCTGATACTGATTTTGCAGGCTGGCGACGCTCTCATCCGTTATTTGATGAGTGGGTTTGCTTGGATTGGGAAATTGAACGTGATGTCGTAAACCTTGCCGTTAAAGTCTGGAACAGTCGAGAATGATGTGTTCAGGGTGAAAGAGTGCAGGAAGTGTGGGAAATGCCAACCAGATAGCTAAAAAGTATATTTACCGAATAGACTTCTCGGTCTATTCCATTTATGCGATTTTTGATGTAAAAATGCCGGTTCAAATTTGCAGAAAGCAAATTTTCTCCTGGTGAAGCAAATGAAAGAAAATTTAGGCGTAGTTATTTTTTATGCGTTATGTATTCTTGGAGTTATCCTTGAATTGGTGGGGTTATTGAATATTGATGTAATGTTTCTGGTGATTGGGGTTGCATTTTTAATTAGTGCGTTTCTCATAAAGTCGGAATTCAAACTATATGTCACTTTCTGGAAAGAAATCGAATAGCGTTATTTAAGTTTGGTAAGAATATAAAACCGCATTGACTAAAGTTAGTGCGGTTTTTTAATGGGTGATCGATATGTCATGCAAAGGCTCGGCATGATGTCTATACATCATTATAGATAGCTGAAAGGAAATTGAAGAAATAGACTAAAAACAGCTTTAGATTTTAAAACATTTGAACCATATTTTTTTGCTTAATCTTTTGGTATAGATATCATTTAATTTGAATTTTGAGAACTGGTAATGGTTTCTACTTATAAAGCTACATTTGAAGAATTAGTCTCCTATATTAATCAGAAGTTAGAGAATAGTAATGGCTCAATAGTAAGACAGGAAGAAAGATACTCAAGTATTGAACCTGGAGCAATTGAAAAGCTTGAAGAGTATTACAGATCTAAAGGTTATGATTTTGATTGGGAAGAAGAGAACAATCTATTTGTTGCTATTATTACTCCTCAATAATTGAATAATACATTTAGGCCACCTTCGGGTGGTTTTTTAATGGGTGTAAGTTATGGATATAGATCAATACAAAGCTCTAACCAAAAAAAAGCCATTAAAAAAGGTACCAAGAGCAAAGCCATTACCTAAGGCAACTGAAAAATATCCAGAATCCGCTCTAGTTCTTCTTGGGCTTCGAGATATTTTTGAGTTGCCTTAGGTAATGGCTTTGCTCTTGG